ATTGTCTTTCCGTCCTTTGCGGAGGCGAGGAAGCGACAAGAGATTTTCTTAGGAAGTGGATACCGATTCCATGAACTATTGCCCCGTCATTTCGAGTGAAGAAGCGATTGCCGACTATGACGGCGACGTGGACGAAACTTGGCCCTTTGCAGATGATGGAGAATAGGTGAAATTTAGGCTTATATCACGTTCTGGTGACGGGGTGGCACTGGCTTGGCGCATGCACCAAGAAGGGCATGAGGTTGACTTTTATCTTGAAGATAAAGACGGGCCTAATCTCTACAAGGGTATCCTGCCTCGCGTCAAGAACTGGAAAGACGGAATCGACAAGTCCACTATCCTTGTGTTCGATATGAGCAAGATGGGCGCAGAGGCCGACGAAATGCGTAAAGCCGGGTATGCTGTGGTCGGAGGTTCGGCCCTTTCGGATACCATGGAGCTTGACCGGGCGTTTGGTATTTCCGTCGCGGAGAATCACGGAATCGCAGTCCCTGAATCGGAGGAGTTCACGGACTTTGAGGCCGCAAAGGAATGGATTGACGGCGAAGATTGCGGGTGGGTTTTTAAGCCTAACGACAATAAGGAAGGTGTGCGCACCTTCGTTGCCAGCGACACAGAACAAATGACCGCGATGCTTGAACACTATTCCGACCTGTGGAAAGGGGAAATTTCCTTTGTGCTACAAAAAGTCATTCAAGGAGTCGAAATTTCGTCAGAAGTATGGTGCAGAAATGGCGAGATTATCGAAGGTTCCTACAATAACACCCTCGAACAAAAACGATTCATGCCGGGAGATAAAGGCCCCAACACTGGCTGTATGGGTTCGACCGTGCGGTTTAATCTTTGCCCCGGTTTATTGGAGGCCACCTTTAGTAAATTGAGGCCGTGGCTGAAACAGCAGAAGTTCACCGGGCCGCTGGACATAAACACGATTGTGGAGTTTGGCAGCGGCACACCGTATTTTCTGGAATGGACTCCCCGATTCGGCTATTCAGCAATCTACGCGATGCTGATGGGCTTGAACATGGAAGTCGGTGAGTTCCTTCACGGCATGGCAACAGGCGAAGTGCGACAACTAACCACCACTAACGAATGGTTAGCTTCACTTCGCCTTACTATGCCAAATTATCCTCATTGCGAAGAAACCCCCGAAAGTGAAGGTCTGCCTATTTTGGGGTTAGACTTAGATGATGAAAAAATCTGGCCGCTGGACATCATGCTTGATAAAGGCAAAATCGTTTGTTCTGGATACGACAGTATCATTTGCGAAGTCTCTGGTGCGGATGAATCCCTTGAAGAACTTTGGGGCGACCTGTACGGGCGCGCTAGCGAGATAAAGATACCGGAGTGCCAATACCGTACCGATAACTTGCTTGACGTTCAAACTCGTTTGGAACAACTGGCCGAAGTCTACGATTTAGAAGATGAGGTTATGGCATGAGTGACAAGGCCCAAGAAATAATCGCCATGCGAGATATGGAAGTCCAGAAATTGAGCAACTGGAAACCGATGTGGCAGGACGCATCGGACTTGGTATATCCGCGTGAAGATCAAATAATGGCAAAGACAATGGCTGGTGAAGATAAGTCCAGAAAGCGGATAGACAGCACCGCCGTTGAATCATCTAAACTCATGGCAAGCGGGCTTGCCGCCTCGTTGAATGTGACTACCGGCCAGAAGTTTTTCGGGTTCAAAGCGGTTAATCCGTCATTATCTGAAAACAACAATGTCGGTCGATGGTGCTGGTTGGCGACACAGTTGTTGCACGAAGCCTTGTACGCATCGAACATCATCCTGCATATCGTCCAATCGTTCCGTTCTCTTGTGGTGTTCGGCACGAATTGCATTTACTCCGAGTGGGACGCGGCGGGCGGGCAGTTGAATTTCAAAGACCATGCCATATCGACCTACACAATCAAGGAAAATAATCACGGCGATGTCGATACCGTTATCCTGACCTACAAGTTTACGGCGCGGCAGGTGATTCAGGAGTTCGGAAAGAAGAACGTGTCCAAGAAAATCCTTGAAGATGCGAGTTCGCTGAAATCCGAATCGAAGAAGTTTGAATTTATCCGAATTGTCCGTCCTCGCACGGACTTGAATCCGTTGTTCGAGGACAACAAGAATATGCCTTTCGAGTGCGTCAATGTGGACGTGGATGCGATAGATATAGTCCATGGCGTCAACGACGAAGGATACGAGAACGAAACGGGCTACGAAGAATTTCCGTTCCATGTGGCAAGGTGGGAAAAAGGCGCGACTGAAAAGTACGGGCGCGGGCAAGGAACGGATAACATTTCCGATATTCGTATGCTTCAACAGCAACTAAGGGACTTTAACGATGTTTGCGAGAAGAAGGGTTTCCCGGCACTGGAAATTCTTGAATCTTTTGAGGGTACGGTAAATCTTAGTAAGGGCGCACAGAACTTTGTCCGCGAAAAAGGCACGATAAATCCTGTTAATCCAAATGCCACCGGCGAATTGCAGGCTATGTGGCAGGCTATCCAGGAACAGCGGAAACTCATTAAAGGCTACTTCTATCAGGACGTGTTCACGCCGATAACGCAGCTTGAAGGCACACACAGGACGGCCCTCGAAATCGAGCAGAGGCGGCAGGAAGGCTTACGCTTGCTGGCCGCGCCGGTGATGAACATCCAGAGCGAGTTATTGACGCCGCTTATCATGCGTTGCGTCATGCTTCTTATCCGCAATGGCAGGATACCGCAGCCGCCGCTTGAGATGATGAAAGTTACTGGCCGGTCGAAAACTTCAATTGAAGTAGAGATTGACAAAAAGCAACTCGGCATTGAGTACATTGGGCCGCTGGCTCTAGCCCTGTCAAATCAGGCGGCGCAAGGTTCGGAGGGTTGGGTTGGGATGCTTTCCGATCTAGCGAAGATCAAACCTGACGCCCTTGACTACGTTAATTGGGACAATGCCATACCCCGCTGGGCGCAGGCTCGCGGCGTGAATGTGGCCGACGTTGCCACGGCGGAACAGATTGCGGCAATCCGAGAGGAACGGGCAAAACAAATGCAGATGCAACAGGCGGCACAGATGGCGGAAACCGCAGGCAAGACTTATAAGGACGCCAGCGGCGCACCGGAGCAGGGTAGTCCAGCAGAACAACTTATGGGAGCGATGAAGTGACACCGGCAGAAAGAGAAAAAGAACGCATACAGTTGATTGCCTCATACCAGCGGACGTTTAACACGGACGATGGGAAGCGAGTTCTTGAACACTTAAAAAAGGCCACTAATTTTTATCGCGCCCACAATCCGCAAAACCTCATTGTAGAAGAAGCAAAACGCGCGCTTGTCTTGGAGATAATTGAAAATGTCAAGTCGGAACCTGACGAACCAAGACAGGCTACCGCGATAACAAGTGAAGGATAATGACAATGGCAGAAGAAACCCCAGGACAGCAAGCCCCGGAAGCAGTCGGACAGCAAGCCCCAGGCGGCGAATCAGCACAAGAAAAGCCCGTTGAACTTGGCTCGTATGTACTGCCGGATGGCAAGTTGAAAGATGGTTGGATTGACGCACTTGTTCCCGAAGATTTCAGGAACATTGGCGACTACAAGACTATCACTGACCTTCCCGGCCTGATGAAACAGCTTGGAAACCGCGCCAGAATGGCGGGTAAACAGGGTAAAGGAATCTTTGTTCCAACAGAAGATTCCACGTCCACAGAGAAGGATATGTTTTATGAAGCTCTTGGCAGGCCCAAGACGGCGGCGGAATACAAGATGGAAGCCCCGGCGAAACTGGCGCAATATTTCCCCAAGGAATCAATAGACGCAGCCAAGGAGGTGATCCACAAGATCGGCCTCAATCAGGCCCAAGCCGCCGCACTTATGGAGTACGAGGTAACCCGCACGGAGGCGGGCCTTGAAGCTCAAAAGGCGGCAGAAGATCAGGCCAACGCCGACGGCCTGGCGGAGATGCAGAAACGGTGGGGTACGGCCCTGCCGGAACGGACGCAGATCGTCCAGAATCTTTTGCGCGATTACATGTCGCCGCAGGACAAGGACAAAGTAGAGGCGGCGATAAACAAAAATCCGTATATTGCTGACCTGCTTTCTAATATCGGCAAGAAGTTCATGGAAGGCAAGGCGCCGGCTACCGACAGTTCAAGAGAAAGTGCCTTGACGCCTGGCGAAGCGAAGGCCAAAATGGATGAGCTTATTGCGGAACAGGCCGCGAATCCGACAATGAGAATGAATAATCCGGCGAAAAATAACAGGATGAATGAAGAGATCAAACGCCTTGCCGCGATGAGTGTGGAAGGCAAGTAGATACCGATAGCCGAAAGGCCCGGAGCGGGCGCGCGAAAACGCAACGTCCAGCAGACGTTAAATGCAGCAACGGCCCCCTTGTGGACAGCCAGAGCGAAAACGTGTTTTTTGACAATCTGGTTATCTTTTTAACAAGGAGTTTCACATGACCGTTTACAATATGGACGATGCCTTTGCTGCTGAGTATGAGAGCAGACTGTACATGATGGCGCAACAGAAGGGCTGGATGCTGAAGCCCTACCTGGACTATGCGCCATTCAGTTCAGCCGCCGATCTGTTCTATGACCGCCTGGCCCCGGCTGACGCGCCGCAGCCGAACAGCACCCTTCACGGCGATACCCCGGTGGTCGAGGACGATTTCAGCGTGCGCATGCTTTCACCCGCACTATATGAAACCGGCCACATTCTCGATGCCGACCGGCTGGCCCGTTTGAAGATCAACCCACAGGGCGGGATTCTGTCCAACGACGCCGAGGCTTTCGGACGGTTCTTCGATTCCAAGGTAATAGCAACGGCCTTTGCCGATGTTAAGACAGGCAAATACGGAGCGGGGCCAGTTGCTACCTTCGCTGGCGGCTCTATCGGTATTAACGGCGACGGCACGTTGACCACGCTTGGCACTGCCGCCGTTGCCGGAACATCAACCGCGATGACCGTCAACAAGATTCGGTTGATGAAATGGATTTGCGACAAGGCCAATATGGGTAATTATCGCGTTTGGGTTGTCGACCCTTCCGATATCGCCCAGATGCTCGGCTTGCTGCAAGTCACAAGTTCCGACTACAACACGGTCAAGGCTCTGGCCGCTGGTGAAGTCGATACGTTCTGTGGTTTCAAGTTCGTCAACATGAACGGCCTGCCGACTGTAGGGACAGGCGTGAACATTTCCACAAGGACGCTGATTTTCGAGGCGAACAAGGCTCTCAAGGCGGTCGAGTTATCCCCGATGAAAACTGAGATCGGGCCTGATGCGAGCAAGAAGTTCAACACGCGAATCTATTCCAAGATGGACTTTGGAATAGGCCGCGCCGAAGAGGCTCTGGTTCACGAGTGCCTCAATCTGATCACGATTCCGACGACCACGATTATCTCGCAGTAATGACGGCAGCAACCCCCGGCCTCTACATTGGGTAGGGGCCGGGGAAAGGTTTCTTAACTTTCGGCTATGGGCCGAGAAAGGCAGGATGCACCATGACAGCACCAGCAGGATTAGCAAGTTTGATGGCGGCTTACGCCCCCGCGCCGTTGCCCGGCGGGACAATCGACGCCAACATTGGCGGCGCAATTACCAATCAGGGCGTTTACGATGTAAGTGCCACGCAGAATTACATGCTTGGCACGAAGTTCAGGAGTAAGACCGGCAAGTTGTTCACGTACAACAAGAAGTCGGCGGCAGCATTGGCTATTTTGTCGGCAACCAACGGCAGCCTTCTTCAGGGGCCGGCAGTTGAGACGAAATTCATTGCACAGACGCAAAGCGTGAACTATGCCACCGCGCCCGCAGGCGCGTATGAGATCGTGGTGGACGTGACAACTGCCTCGGCCGCGGCTAACAATGCCTTGGCCGGTGGTCGGTTGTGGGTCAAGTCCGCTGACGGCATTGGCGATTCTTACGACATTGTGGCAAGCGTGTTAGACTACTACGACACTAACATGCACTTGCTCCTGGCGCAGCCGATACGGACGGCGTTCACCGCCAGCACGGTTATCAGTATGAGGCCAAGCAAGCACAATGGCGTTATCGTTGCCCCGACTACTCTCACGGGGCCGGTGGTTGGTGCGGTTGTAGCACCGTACAACGCCACGAATGGCAATGTCATACCGGCCAGTTACTACTTCTGGGCGCAGTGCAACGGCGAAGGTCCGGCGGTGATTGACGGCACGGTAGTGATCGGTCAGCCGGTAATGGCTTCGAGCAATATCGCGGGTGCGGTTATGGCCGCAGCCCCGACCGAAGTCGGAACCACGGCTGCGTACACGCTTCCGAATATCCTGGGAATTGTACGGGACATTGGCGCAACGCAGACTGTCGGCTTGGTTGACTGGAAGATCGAGGTCTAACG